CAATGTAACTCTTTACATTAAGTATCTCCGGGAACGCGCCTTTGGCAATGAGGCAAAAGAAACGGACTTGCAGACTGAAAGGACTAGGCTGGCTAAGGCTCAGGCAGATCGAACTGAAATGGAAGTTGGCACACTGAAAGAATCATTGATCAAGACCGATGAGGTCATTGATAAATGGTCAGAGTTGATCGGTAATTGTAGAGCTAAGTTATTAAACACGCCAGCCAAGATTGCTCACTTGGTTATCGCAGCTGAAGATTATGCAACAGCTGAAGAAATTATTAGAACCGAAATACATGAGGCACTAAATGAACTCGCAGAACAGCCATTCGATAGAGGAAGCGTGGAAGAAGTCACTGAAGATATTCCAAGCACCAAAGGATCTGAAGGTGAGCCAGTGGGCGGATCAGTTCAGAGTTCTTAGTTCTGAATCATCAGCTGAACCCGGCAACTGGTCAACCAGTCGTGCGCCTTATCAAAGAGAGATCATGGATGTCATTGCTGATCGATCCATTGAGGTTGTAGTCTTTTCCAAATCTTCTCAGGTTGGTGCCACCGAGATCATCAATAACATCATCGGATATTACATCGCACAGAACCCCTCCCCTATTTTGGTGCTGCAACCAACATTGGACATGGCTCGGACTTGGAGCAAGGACAGACTGGCACCCATGTTGAAAGCAAGCCCAGCATTATCAAACAAAGTCAAAGAGCCTAGAAGCCGAGACAGTGAGAATACAGTGCTGCACAAGAAGTTCCCCGGAGGGAATCTATCAGTGGTCGGTGCCAACTCAGCCTCCTCACTTGCATCAAGACCAGTGCGGATCTTGTTGTGCGATGAGGTGGATCGTTATCCAGACTCCGCTGCAACCGAAGGAGATCCCGTACAGCTGGCAATCAAAAGAACTCAAACATTCTGGAACCGGAAGATTCTTATGGCATCAACTCCAACCATCGATGGAGTGAGTCGAATACAAGCAGCATGGGAAACATCTGATAAACGATTCTATTTAGTGCCATGCCCTCATTGTGATGAGAAGCAAAGATTGGAATGGAAATTTGTGCAGTGGGATGAGGGCAAGCCGGAAACAGTTTATTATGCTTGCCAACATTGTGGCGGTGTCATTGAAGAAAAGCACAAAATTAAGATGTTGCAAGATGGCGAATGGAAGGCAAGTGAAGAAACCAATCGTGTGGCTGGGTTCCATATTTCAGAACTGTATTCACCTTGGTCAACTTGGGAAAGCATGGTTCAAACATTTCTGGAAGTGAAGAAGCACCCGGAACAATTAAAGACTTTTATCAACACAGCTTTGGGTGAAGTATGGACTGATCAGGGAACTGAGATCGAGACACATGAACTAATGGCAAGGCGAGAGAATTATGATGCAACACTGATTCCAAAAGATGTGCTGGTTGTTACAGCTGGGGTCGATATACAAAAAGAACGAATTGAAATACAAACAATTGGTTGGGCTTTGGATTCTCAATCTTATGTAATCGAATACAAGATATTCTGGGGAGAGACTTCACAATCAGCAGTATGGAAAGAACTGGATGAGTATTTAAAAAAGAAATACAAGAAGGATGATGGCAGCTTCATTGGTATTGCATGCACCGCTGTTGACTCTGGTTATCAAACTCAATCGGTCTATAATTTTTGCAAAGGTAAATCAGGCAGAAGAATATTTGCAATCAAGGGAATGAGTACAGCTGGAAAGTTGATTGCTGGTAGACCCACTCAAACAGGAAAGCAGAGAATCCCATTGGTGCCTGTAGGAACCGACACTGCCAAAGAAGTGATATTCTCTTGGCTTCAAGTGGAAGACGTTGCACCCGGTTACATTCATTTTCCATCTGAATTGGATGAAGAATACTTCAAGCAGCTGACCTCAGAAAAAAGGATGATCAAATATGTTAAGGGTCAAAAGAGATTGGTCTTTAAACCAATCAGAGAAAGGAATGAGGCATTAGATACATGGGTTTATTGTTTGGCTGCCTTTCATGTATTGCAACCGAACCTTGAAAAGATCGCCATGCGAAAGAATGAAATCAAAGAAGAACGAAAACCACCAGAGCAAACAACCGGGCTACAGAGGAAGTTACCCAGAAAATCTTTTGTGAATAGTTGGAAAGATTAATATTTACAACAACTTAGGGATAAGGCTTGACATTTAAAAAGTGGCTCAATATCGTTTCTTGTAATTGTCTGTAGGAATATAAGTGGCGAACCTTTTTACTTCAACAAATTATCCAACTCAAGTACCCGACACATTAGTCGTTGGTGATCGTTGGGTATGGAAGCGAACAGCGATGGTTGCTGATTATCCGATAGCAACATATCAAGTTAAATATTCATTTAGATTGCTCGCCTCTGCTGCGACAGAGATCGCAATAACCGCCACAGAAAATTCTGATCCAGATGAATATATTGTCGAGGTCGGATCTAGCACTACTGCTTCTTATACTGCTGGTGATTATACATATCAAGAATATGTCGTTAGAAGCTCAGACTCAGAACGAATTGTTTACAGCACTGGCATTGTCACAGTTGATCCTGATCTTGATACCAATACATCCGATCCAAGATCCAATGCAAGAAAGATATTAGATGGACTCAGAGCCATGTTGGAAAATCGTGCATCCATTGATCAGATGTCAATGAGTATTGCTGGCAGATCACTCAGTCGAATGACACCAGCAGAGATCAGAGATTGGGAACGTCATTACTCCTACCTAGTAAGCAAGGAAACTAAAAAGATGAGAATTAAAAAAGGTCAGCCAACTGGCTCAGAGATCAAGGTGAAATTCTAATGGCATGGTATGACAGATTATTAGGTCGAAAGAAAAAAGCATCTCCATTCAAGCGATCATATGCTGGTGCCAAAGGTGGAAGATTGTTTGCTGATTGGGTGGCTGGTAATAACTCAGCCGATCAAGAAATATCAGGTGCATTGCAAACATTAAGAGATCGATCCAGAGCATTAGCCAGAAATGATGGCTATATCTCTAGGTATTTAAAAATGCTTGTCAATAATGTGGTTGGTCCTTCTGGAATCAGGCTATCAATGAAGTCTAGGAATGACGATGGCACTTTGGATATCGCTGGAAACCAAATGATTGAAAGTGCTTGGCATGCTTGGTGTCGAAATGGAATACCCACTGCCAATGGCAGACAGAGTTTTATCGATTGCCAACAGTTATTCGTTGAGTCACTTGCAAGGGATGGCGAAGTATTGATTAGACATCTCAGATCAGACAACCGATTCGGTTATCAGATACAGTTCTTGGAAGCCGATCACTTAGATGAGAATTACAGCACCAAGAATCAAGATACAGGAAACGGGGTGACGATGGGTGTTGAGACCAATTCATTCGGCAAGCCTGTTGCATACTACATTCTAAAAAGCCATCCGGGATCCAGCTTGGGTGTCAACTACAACAACAAATATATCCGATTGCCAGCTGAGGATATGATTCATGCTTATATGCCTACTCGTGCAGAGCAAACAAGGGGAGTACCATGGACATCGCCCATTCTAGCAAGGATGAAGATGTTATCTGGATTCGAAGAATCAGCAGTTGTATCAGCCAGAGTTGGGGCAAGCAAAATGGGCTTCATTGTTTCACCAGATGGCGATGATTACATTGGCGAAGATACTGAAGATACATTTACACCAATTATGGATGCTTCACCCGGAACCATAGAACAACTGCCAGCGGGTACCGAGTTTAAATCATGGGATCCTGATTATCCCAACACCACATTTGAGCCATTCCAGAAAGCGATCCTTCGAGGGATTGCATCGGGTCTAAATGTTTCATATGTAGAACTGGCAAACAATTTGAATGGTGTAAATTATTCATCCATTCGCCAAGGTGTCATGTCTGATCGTGATCAATATAGAATGATACAAAGATTTTTAATTGATCACTTTATTGATCCAATATTTAGAAGATGGCTGCTTAGTGCCATGACCACCAGATCGATAGAATTACCGATCAGCAAATATGACAAATTTGCCAACAGTGCCACATTCATTCCAAGATCATGGACTTATGTGAATCCGCTGCAAGAAATCCAAGCTCAAATTCTTGGAATGCAAAATGGACAAGTAACAATGCAAGACGTTCAAGCCAACTTTGGTCGAGATGTCGATGAATTGTTTGAAACAATCAATGCTGAGAAGGCATTGGCAGATCAGTATGGGGTTGAGGTGGCTTTTGAGCCTTTCGG